GCAAGCGCGGGTGGCATTGCAGAAGCAATGAGCCGTGCAAACAATTCGGCGTAGCTTGCAGGAACGGAGATGAATAGATTTATTGGTTATGTTACTACAATGATTGACGTAACACAAAAGAGCGAGGCCAGTATTGGCGAATCTATGAAAAGTCTTTATGCAAGGTATCAAAATGTGGCCGCAGGAAAATTTGTAGCGGCTCAGGAAGATATTGAGTCTGAAAACTATAATGCGGAAGATTGGGCGCGGTTAAACGACGTTGAAACTTCTCTTGGAGCAGTGGGTATTCAACTTCGTGATACCGTTAGTTCATTTAGAAGTTTTGATGATGTTTTGGATGAAATAGCCTCTAAATGGGACACTTATTCTACAGTACAACAGGCTGGTATTGCAGCTTCTCTTGCAGGAACAAGACAAAGAGAAAATTTGGTTGCCATGCTTTCAAACTGGGATTCTGTTCTTAAATATCAAGAAATTGCTTCCAATTCTTATGGCACAGCAGTAGAAAAAATGGAAGCTTATACTAATTCTATTGAAGCGGCTCAAAAGAGAATTCAAGTTGCAGCTGAAAAATTAACTCTTAACGTTAATCTACAAGGTGTTCAAAAGAAATTATATAACACTATTGCTGAAGTAATTTACAATTTAGATAAATTTGGATTGGCTATAATAGCTATCGCAGCAATAATGAATAGTAATTCTTTAATTAACGTGGCAAGTAATTGGTATGGAAAAATTTCGGATATTATTTCTTCTGCGGGTCAATTAACGTATGGAATTGGACGTATAAATACTTCCGAGGGGAGAGAATATCTTGGCAAACAACTTGATGAATATAAAGAATATGCAGAAGAGAGCTTTATTATTTCTCAGCAAAAACGTTATGGTGCGGCTTTAAGTCAAGCAACTAAGGGAGCGCAAGAAGTAACTTAGTCTTATCTCTTAAGCGCACAGTCAGCATTATTAAACGAGTCACAAGATAAGCAAGCAGCCGTTGCCAAAGAGCTTTTAACGGGAACAATAACCGAGGAAACAGTTGCTTCACTTAGTAGAGAAAGTTTAAATGCTTTAACAATGAATGTTTCTGAGCAAAGATTGTCTTCGATGCAACATTAGATTGCTGTTGAATAGGGAATGATTACACAAGACCAGACTTTAACAGCAGAGTAGGCAAAACTTGTTGAAACCAGAGCAAGACAAAGACTTGCGGCAGAAGAACTTACTCAACAAGAACAAAAATATAAAACTGCATTAGGTAAAAACTTGAGTAAATCTTCTACTCAGTCTTATAGTCAATCACTTGTGGCAGGAGCGGGTACAATAGTAGGTGGGCTTTTAGGTACAACCACTGGTGGAAATATAGGTAAGAATTTTGGTGAAGGCGGACAATTAGTAGGCTCTATGCTTGGCGCTATGTTAATAGGACAAGTAGGAGGGAAATTTGGTACAAGGTTATCAGATTCTATTGGTAAAGGAATATCTAATTATAAAGCTTCGGCAACTATTAACCAAAATGCTTGGTATGAATCCACTATTGGAAAGCTTAACAGTGGTATGTCTATGTCAGAAGCATTAGGATGGGATTATGCAAAAGAAGGATTAACAGCATCAGAAGCTTTTAATCGAGAATTTGCTAATTCAGCTAAACATAGTTCTAAAGCTTTTTGGAGTGCATTGGCAAGTCCTCAATTAGTAACTGATGCAGCGGTACTTTTTGCGGCGATTGTATATAATGCTTATGTAAGTTCCTTGAAAGCAGCGACGGAAAAAGCTCAAGAGGAATTTAAAAAAGCTACTGAACTTTATGATTCGGCTCAAAGTGCTTCGGCAAATGCAATTAAATTTGATGAGCTCGCAAATGGAGTAGATTATCTTGGACGCAATGTTTCTTTAACTTCTGAGGAGTATGACAAATTTCTTGAATTAAGTAATGATATTGCTGAAGTTTTTCCTGAATTAGTTGTTAGAACGGATGAATTTGGAAACAAATTGGTTGGTCCAGAAGGCATTGAGGGACGAGTTAGCAAAGTAACAGAAGCTATAAACGATTTAACTGATAGCGCCGAGAAAGCAGCAAATGTTGCTCTCTTTAAAAATCCAGATGGAATTAGTGCGGCGTTGCATAAAATATTTACTGGTTTTAGTGTTTCTCCTTTTGGAGTGGATTTGGAATCTACTATTGAGGAATACAAGAAAGCAAGAACAAATGAGATAAAGTTACAAGGTCAAATTTTCGGGGCTGAACAAACATTAAGCACGATGTCTCCTGAAGAAGCTGGCTATGAGGAACAAAGAAAAAATATAAATGCTTGGAAAGACGAGCTTGAAACTCAGTAGAAACAAATAAAGCGGTTGAATTAGCAATTAAGTGATTATAATTCACAACTTGTTTCTTCTGCGGATTATATTGCAGAATATGCTCAATATACTGGTCTTTCTGATAGGATGAGTTCTCTTGCGACTGATGAAAACAATATGGTTAGCGCTTTGGTTCAATCTTCTCAGGCAACAATTAATAGAAGGTTGTCTTAGGGGACAATTAATGAAGAAGGATATAAAGAACAAGTTTTAAAAGTCACAGATGCTATGACTAAGTTGCTTGAAGAACACCCTGTAATTGCAGATGTTTACTATGGAACTGATGATGCAACTTTAGCTTCAGAAGCCGTAGCACTGAAAGATAGTTTTAAAGATGCATTAATAGAAGCATTCATGTCTGACGGTATGATTTCAGTCGAAGAAAATGAACTGTTATTATCGTTAGGATTAAAGTATGATGCCCAATCTGGTAAAGCCGTTGTTTTAACTCTTCAAGAACAAATACAAGAAGCTGTAAAAGGAGCTTTGGGAGAAGATGTAACTGTTTCATCAAGTGTAAATAACTTGTTAAATCAACTTTCATCCGAAGATTTTGGAAAAGTTACAAAAATGGCAAATTCTGGATGGATAGGCAGGACAACAGAAGATGTAGATATTATCCGCATGATTAATGCTGATAGAACTTATGATTCTGAAGTTGGTTATTTTAATCGAGCCCAGCAAAAACAAAATTCTTATGATTCTTTACAAGACAGACTTAAATCTTATTACAGTGACGTGATTCGCGGTAAAAAAGAAGGCTCTAATGAAGAAATAGGGAAAGAATTTTCTGATTTGCCTGAAAATGTCAGAAATGCAGTAGTTGCAAGTTCTGAGGAACTTAAAAAGTTTGAGGGCTCGGTAAAAGAAATGCAAGAAGCTGTTCAGGATGCGGTTTATGATACTGCGTGGCAACAACTTGCTTCTATTCAAGAAGATTTATCTAAGGTTGCTGAGTTTAAGCTTTCAGATGCTTTTGGAGATATTGATGGCGTAGAGGGAGTTGCTGCAACATGGGCTGAATTAAAAACTGTCGTAGATGCTGTTAAAGATAGTTATGACACTTTAAGCGCAGCTTAGAAAGAACAAGATGCTTATGGTAAGTTAAGCACTCAAACTGTTATCAGTATGTTAGCTGAAAATGAAAATTATATTGAACTTCTTGACACCTCAACAGGCTCTTTGAAGTTAAAAGCAAATGCGACACAAGAAATGACTCGTATTCAACTTGAGGCATTAAAAGCTAATATGGAAGCTGCTAATGCTGAAGATGAAATGACTAAGGCTCAACTTGAAAGAGAATGGCAAGAACTTGAACTTTCTAAAACAAGTGGTACAGCAACCAATGAAAAGATTGAAGCTAATAATAATGAAATTGTTTCTACGAATGATTTAACTAAGGCATATACTGAATTATATGCTTCAATCCAAGCTGTTAATATGGCTAAAGCGGGAGATACTAAAGGCGCTGAACAAATGATGAAGAGTAAGGATGCTTTAGTTGAAGCCGCAGGTAAGGTAGAACAAACTGATTCCAGCTATAAAGTTGATACTACTTATATTCAGGCCAGACAAAAATATATTCAAGACCAATTAGGAGAATGGGACCCTGATGAGGGATTTGTTAATCAAGATAAAGGACGTTTACAATAGAGAATAAATGCTCGTAAAATTATTATGAATGACCTTCAAGAAATGATAGACAAGGGTATAGATATAGGAACTGCTGGCGCTGGTTTCTTTACTCCTGATACGAAAGATTTAAAAGATGCGACAGAAACTCTTGAGAAATTTTTAAGCGCACTTGAAGGTATTTACAACAAAGAGTATTATTTAATGCAAGCTTTTAAATCTATTAAAGAAAATATTAGCGCAACTTCTCAAGATATGTATATGGGCGCAAATTATTATGGACTTAACAACGAAAAAGAATATGATAAACTTGCGAAAGTATACGAACGTCAAATGAAACTATACGCTCCTTTGGCAAATGAGGAAACAGAAAAAGGGCTTGGGTATCTTCAAAAATATCAGGAAGCTTATGTAAAATTAAAGAATCTTGATGACGAGCGAGTAGAAGATAAAATCAACATTTTATAGCTTCAAGATGTGTCTTATGACCAGCTTATTGCTGCTCAAAGAGAGCTTCTTGCTACTTCTGATACTCTTGAAGAGGAAATTTCTCGTAGAAAAGAAATAAATAATCTTATTAAGCAACAAATTGAACTCCAAATGGATGTTCAAAAATGGCAACGTGAGATTGCCGATGTTGCTCTTGAATATGAGAAAGGCACTCCTGATACAAGCGCATACGAGTCTCTTATCGCTGCTAAGAGAACATCTCTCCAAACTGACCTCGATACCATTGAAGCAAGACTTAATTGGATTCGTTATGACCAATCTGATGAAGCTAAACAATATCGCGGTTCTAAGGAAGTTGAACAAGAAATCCGTGATAAGACTAAGCAGTGGCTTGAAACATATCAAGAGTTGGCTTCTATTCCTCTTGATGTCCTTAATGATAAGCTTGATATTCTTGAAAAGAAGCTTGACCTTCTTGAAAAGAGTAAGCCTAATGAATGGGGAGCTTATGACCAAATTGAGAATTATTATAGCTCTAACATAAATTATCTTGAACAAAAAGCTACTTTAATTAGAGAGCAATTAGAAGATGTTTCTATGTTGACTGATGAACAAGTTCAAGATTTGGTTGACCAACTTAATGATGTTACTGTGGCATTGAGAGAAGCCCAAATCAATTTGTTACAAGACCAAAAAGATTATAAAGATTCTCAATATGATGCAATTGTTTCTAAGGTTAATGAATATAAGGATGAAATTCAAGATGCGATAGATGCTATTGAAAAAGCTTATGAAGAAGAAGTAAAACCAATTCAAGATGTAAACGATGAATTAGAGAGACAAGCTAAATTGGAAGATTTGCTTGCCGCGAAAAAATCCTTAGCGAGAGAGAAGGAGAGAGTTTACAGAAGTGGTATTGGGTGGACCTATGAAACTCCAAGAGATAAACGCAAAGAAAATGCCAAGGAAATTGATGACTTCTATAGACAAGATAGGCTGGATGATTTAGAGAAGACCAAAGATGCCGAAATTGCAAATCTTAATGAACGTATAGAACAATGGGACCTCTATCTTAAAGCGTTAGATTGGCGTTATAATGAAGCTCAACGTATAGAACGTGACCGTTTATTAGCAGAATTGTTTGGACTTGACCAATCAATGTCTAATGCTGACCTTCAAAAAGAGATTTACGATAGAATCTTTAATGATATGACGAAATTTAACGCTAATTGTGAGGGAAGCTATAAAGAATATATCGGGATTTTCTCTAATTTCTTACAAGAATATACAGCATTAGTTCTTTAGCTTGCTGAACTTCAGCGTCAAGCTTTAGCTCTTATGGATAGCGCTCAATATCTTGGACTTAATAATCATGGAGATATTCCTATTCCACGGGGTTGGACTACAACTCTTGGAGGAGGAGCGGGTGGTTCTTTAGGTTCTTATAGTTACGCATCTGACTACCAATCTATAATTAATGATATTCTTGGGGACAAGAGCAATTATGGGTCTGATGGAAAACTTCTACCTGACGCTAAAGCAAGAATAGATAGTCTTGAGGGTCTTCGCAATGAAAAGATTGACAATGAGGGACTTTCTTATAATAAGACCTATGGGCAGAGCAACGCTACTTGGGGTGGTGGAAGCTCTTCTGGCGGGGGAAGCAAAAAGTCCTCTTCCAGCAGTCCTTACAACTCCAAAACAGATTATAATAATGAGTCTAAATACCTTGACAATCTTATCAAAAATGGCTCTGCTGGTCAAAAAGCTTGGGCTCAAAATCAGAAGAAGGAACTCGATAAGGCTCAAAAAGGTTATGCAGACGGCATTGAAAATGGTCCTGTTACATATACAGGTCTTTCCATGCTTCATGGAACACCTTCTAAACATGAATATGTTCTTAATTCTGACCAAGCTTATAATCTCTTACGCAATTTGGCAACAACCAAATTACCTGAATACACTTCCACTTTAAGTCAAGACATGGGAGTTTCCTATATAATTCAGGGTGATGTAGTGCTCGAAAATTGTGACGACCCAGCGCAATTCTGGAATCAGGTAATGGCCGCAACTCATAATCGTTACAATGTAACAAAGAATAAGCGCTAATAAACATTAAATAAGAAAGTAAACATTTGTGCATACTTTGTAAATAATAGCAAAACCTAACAATAAAGGAAGAGGTTGAGGATTCAACTCGCCTCTTCCTCTTCCTATTAATTTTTGTAAAGGAGTTGATTAAAAGAAATGCTCTATAAATCGAGTAATTTGAATCCGAACCTAACTGAGATAGACGTTACAGAAAATAATGTTTTATCAGCTTAGGTTAATACTACGGGGACAACAGTAAAAGCTTGTAGAGTAAAAATAATTACTGGTGATGGAAATGATGTTCTTTATGATTCAGACAACGGATATTCTTCAACGAATCTTCCTCCGAACTTAAAGAAGCCAGTTGTTAATAAAGGCATAGTTAATTTTGATTTAACAAGCGAAATCTGTACTTTAAATAATGTTGTAAATGGTAAAGACTATCAATGGAATATTAGAACTTATGAAGCCAAACGTGGTTCTACTGCACAACCTCAAACAACGGTTTGTCAAGGTTTTCTTGTGGGTTCTACTAAATCTGTAATTTGGACTTCTTATGTTGAAAATTCTGCTATTAATAATGCCTTGATATATGACAAGTATATTGAAATTAAGGGTTATGATAGTTCTGGTAATAGTAATTTTATGCCTTTACCAGACCCAAATACAGAACAACTTGTTATTCCTACTGACAAAACTTTTAAGGAAAGAAAGAAAATTTATTGGGTCGAAAATGAACTTGGCTGGAATAAAAATTATACTAAGATTGAATTTGATGACCTGTTTACATACAGTTATAAAGATGGAACAACTTTTGATGTATATCAATGTGATGACCAACATACTTTAACCTCTTTTTATGTGAATCCAAATGATGACCTTGAAAGAGCAAGATGGGTTGAAATTTATAAATCAGACGGAACTTCAATTAATGGAGCAACGGCTGTAAAATATAAAATTATTGGTTATGGCGAAGAAACAGGGGAAATTAGACTTCAAGAAGCTCTTCCCGAAGTTCCTCAAAATGGTTGGACTTATAAATTATTTAAGAAAGACACTGTAAAAGATACTTATGAAGAAGTTGTTGTGCCTTCTCCTAACAATATTTTGGGTGGTAGTCCTCTTGCAAGTGGCAAATTAATTTCGAATCGTAATGCGTCAGAAGGGGTGACGGCACAATATTTTATTCAGCCCAACATTAATATTGGGTCTGACAAGTTTAATCCTGCTGAAATTGTTTTTGATAAAACAGGTGCAAGGATTGATTTATATGAAAAAACTTCCGATACAGTTGTTCCTCGGAGAACTACTGATATTACATTTGACAAGTTGGATAATACCCAATGGCTTATTGAAGTAAAAGATGGTATTATTGAACAAGGTACAATTCCTATTGCTCCTAAGACGCCATATACTGTTTATACAGATTTTATGGATTCTATGCCAAATGCAATTTTTTACGCAAGAACGAAGCCTAATCTAACTATTTTCTATAATAATTTGAACAATCAAGCAAATGACGTTTTGTATATTACGCCCGATGCGCAAATTGATACTTTGATTAAACAACATAAAAATGTTTATATTGAATTGTTTAATACTGAGGGACAATCAGTTGCAGAAAAGAATAAGATTATTTCTTATGACAACGCGATTGGTTATGTAAAATGTGCAAATTCTTTTGATTTGTTCTATGAAGACGAAGTAGAATTTTACACTTATAAACTTTATACTTATAATGCTGATACGCAAGTTTATACTGAATTAACAGGAGTTGAGAATGCTCAAGCTTCAAATTATGCTTCAACTACTTCAGGCACTCAACCTTGGAGAGATGTACATTTTAAGACAGATTGGGATTCTCCTGAAAATGTTCAGGTAAAATATTATAAGTATACTTTATATGATTCTCTGGGTAATGTTGTTGCTCAAAGTGAAGATATTTATGACAGCTTGTTAGAATGGTCTTTTAGAGGATTGCAAACTTCAGATGATGTAGAATTGCCTAATAAGTATACAATTCAGATTGATATTACCGACCAATATGGAGATGAATTTATTCAAACAGCAAATTTTACAATTTGGTATCAAATAGACCAAAATGTAACTCCATTAGCAACGACTTTTGATTGTAAAGAAGGTGCAATTACTCTTTATGTAAACGCGCCTGTTTACACTGCACCTGTTGAAAAGAATGGATTAAAAGCTGTTGATGAAAGCAATATTTATATTTTTGGTGATGATTTACCTTCCAAAGCTATTTTGAAAATTGGGGATGGAGAGTGCCTGTGTTATGACAGGTTGGTAAGTAATGGAAATCCTCTTGTTTTTCCGCCGAGTTTTGTTTTCTTAACAAGATTACAACTTACGCCAAGATTTAACGAGCTTACACCTACTCCACGGAATCAAATTGTATTTTAGATTGCGCATACAGCACAATATGGTCAAGAGGCGATTGGTGACACTCCTGCTACAGAAGAGATTATTGATACCTATACTTTAAAATGTGGTAGCACAGAATCTTTCTATATGGATAGCACAGGAAAGATTGTCCCGAATCCAGACCAGTATTTAATTAAAGTATATAAGAATGATGAAACCGAACCCTTAATGTGCTTTAAAAATGGTACGGCAAATTCGTTTAATATTTAGACTGAGGATAAACGTTTTGATGGTACTACGGGTTATTTCTTTAGTCCTACAGCGATTAAGAACGCTTTGCAAAGTCAGACAAATATTCAAATTGTTTCAGCATTACCTCCCAGTATTACTCCTGAAATTGCTGCGAAGAAATATTTGCTTACTGCAACTACAGGTAAATATTTAAGTGGAGGTATTTATAAATACAATACTATTACTGAGGAGTGGGAACTTCAAGCCGAAGATTATTATTTCCTTGAAAATATTTCTCAAGTTGATGGCGCAACTTATGAAAGTTTGGATGTTCCTACTGTTGCACAAGGAGAAAATGGGGAAATTCTTTGGTATGATGAAACGGAAAATCCTAATAGTGATTTGTTATATATTGATTCTCATTTGATAAATGAACTAAACACAAAGGCTTTTAATGACCGTTGGTTTTTGATTGTTTTAAAAGTGATTCGTGAAAACAACAACAGTACAGTAACGTGCGATATTAGAATTGAGACCAGAAAGGAGGTCGTAAGTCATGGCGAATGATACTGAATATAAAAATTATTTGTTTATAAATAGCAATATTAATGTTGACGTTCTTCGTCTTGACCGCGATACAACTATTAGTCTTGATGGAACGAATAAAGACGGAAAAAATATTTATGCTTTAACTCAAGAAAAGAGTATTACCGCAGATACAATTCTGTTTAATACTTTTGTATCAAATGGAGAGTATCAGATTGATGGACAATATTTTGACCCTGAACCTGAAGAATCAGGTGCTACTTTCTATATTTATAGAAAAACACCTTATCAAAAATATTATGATTATATTTGTTCTCTTGAAAATGGAGCAACCACATTAAGAGATTATAATATTGCTAATAATGAGTATTATCATTATTTAGCCGCGACAGAAGTAAAAACAAGTTCTGGTATTAAATATAAAATTTATCAGAACGAAGAAGAAACTCCTGAGAATCCTAAATATGTTCAGGATAGTGAAGGCTTATATTATCTTCCTGTAAAATGGGATAGTTGGCAGATTTGTGACATTGAAGAATCTGATGAGGAAAACACTTTCATAAAAACTGGTAACACTTGGAATTTAGGCTTGAACATGGAAGATGCTGCGGTAACTCAAAATACAAGTGTTGCTATGTGGGAGACTCTTGGCAGATTTGATAAATATTCCGTAGGTCAGCGTAATTATGATAGTTCTGCTGTAACGTGCTTACTCGGTGATATGAAAGAAGTTCTTCATGTTGAGGGGCCTGTTAACACTATTGTAAACAAGTATGAATATACTGAGGATGCGTATGCTATTTCAAAATGTGATTATGATGAAGAACTTTCAAAAGCTACTTTGCAAAGTCAAAACAGAATAAAAGCAATAACTCGAAAAAATCTTATTGACAATAAGTACCAAAGGTAGTATACTAAGACTGAGGCTTGGAAAGAGTTTTGTAGCAATGGAAAATTGAAATTGCTAAAAGACATAAAAGGCAATAAATGGATTTGTCAAATTCAGTCTGCTCCTACAAGAACAGTAAACGGTATTAGTAATTATCTTTTGACTACTATTACTTTTGAATGGAGAGAAGCTGTAGATGCTTCAACTTCTGTAGTTGTATAGGTTGAGTAATAAAGAAAGGGGGATGCCGAATAAATGAAATTGTTTGGAGAAGTATTATTTTCAAACGGTGAAGACGAAGACATTCCCTTTTCTAAACTAAAAAGACTTTTGGAAATGCCTTATCTTAAGCCGAGATATAGATTAAGTGTTTTAACGCAAGATGAGCAAGTTGCATATATTATTCCAGAAGGAGATATTGTAACTGATAGTATTAACTATACTGAATCATATCAAAGTGGACAAAGACGTAATATTTCCCTTGAATTAGTTAACGTAGATGGGCGTTATACTCCAAATGTAAATGGACTTTGGGTAAATAGTCGTTTTAGTTTTGAAATAGGAATTGAATATTCAGGACGTATTATCTGGTTTCCTAAAGGAATCTATATTATGGGTAATGTAGACCTTACAAGAGGGAATTCAGAAAAAACAGTTTCTTTACAATTACTTGATAAGTATGCCATTTTTGAAGGAAAGACTGGTACTCTTGAAGTCGCTTATGAGGTTGAGCTTGGAAGTGACATAAGAGATGCGGTTAGAGGAATTTTAAATTTTTCTCTTGAAAATGGTTATATTTTAGATTACAAAGATGTTATCTTTGACCCTTCTTTGGTTGGAATGGTAACACAACAAACCATTCGAGCCGAGCAAGGGGAGAATTATGGAACAGTCATTGATGCTTTAGCAACACAATTATCTGCTGAATATTATTATAATAATGTTGGTAATCTATGTTTCTATCCCATCAATGAAACTGTAGATGATAGTGTTAAACCTATTATTTGGACTTATCCTTCTTTTGGAAGAGATTTGCATAATATGAGTTTAAGCTATCAAAATGAAGATATTGTAAATTGTGTTAAAGTTGTGGGAGATAATGTTGACGATGGCATTTATAGCGCTGTTGTTACTAATGAGAATCCCAGTTCTCCTATTTGTATTCAACAGGTAGGAAGACGTACTGCTCCTCCTTATAGTGAAGCTAATGTGTGGAGTGATGACCTTGCGCATAACCTTGCAATGTATTATTTAAGAAAATCAAGCTTTGTTGCAGTACAATTTTCTTGTTCTGTAAGTTTTAATCCTGTACTTACTGTAAATAATATTTGTGAAATTGAAGATGATTATTTGAATTTGAAGAGGAATAAATTACTTATAACTTCAATTTCTTTCACTTCTGAAAGTGGACAAATGAGTGTTGCTTTTTGTAACACGGAAGATTTACCAAGTAATACTAAGAGGACTTAATGAAAGGAGGCTGCTATGAGCAGACGTAAAAATAATATTCAAAGTGATTATACTATGGACGATTTAGCAGACTCCCTATTAAGTCGCATATTAGCGTGTGTAGACCAAAAAGCATAGTCTAATGATATTACAAAAGGGGCTATTGTTACCAGAGTAAACGAAGATGGGACAGTAAATGTTAAACTTCCTGCTGATGAAGAAGGTCACGAATTTACAAAAATTTCCAATCAAAGTATCTATGAATTATCTGTTGGAGATTCTGTTGAGCTCTATTTAAAAGGTGGTCGTTATTCTAATTGTTGGATTATAGCCAAACATGGAATGGGACGGAAAAGAGTTGCTTTAGAAACTCAAAAAGGTAATACTGTAGTAGTAGGTGGAGGAAGTTCAACGGGTGGAGATTCTGGAACTATTCCTGAAAGTATACTAAAGCACTTAGTTGATTATAATAATCCTCATAGAGTTACAAAAGAACAACTTGGCTTAAGTAAAGTGGTTACATCTATTAATGGTGAAAGTGGAGATGTTACTATCCCAACAGTTATTAATGATGCCAAATTAACCATTCAATAGAATGGGACAGAAGTTGGCAATTTTACGGCAAATAGTGCTGTAGATAAAACTGTCAATATTACTGTTCCCACTAAACTTAGTGAGCTTGAAGATGATTCTTCTTTTGCTAAGACGAGTGAATTGCCAACAAAAACAAGTGAGTTGGAAAATGATAGTGGATATATTACTTCAAGTGATATACCATCTATTCCTGTTACAACTGTTAATGGAAAAACTGGGGCTGTTGTTTTAAATGCAACAGATGTTCGGGCTTTGCCTAATACTACAGTAATTCCAACTACTACGAGTCAACTCATAAATAACAGCGGCTATATTACTTCAGCGGGAGCACCTGTTCAAACGGTTAATGGAAAAACTGGTGCAGTTCAATTAACTGCAACAGATGTGGGTGCTATATCGGCAGCCGATATATCTCAAACATTAGGCAATTCAAACACAAAAGTTCCAAGTGAAAAAGCTGTTGTAGACGCTATGTCTGCGGCAGGATACGGCGATATGCTTAAAGCAAAATATGCTAACAATAGCACGGATGATACTGTTGACAAAGCGTTTTCTGATGCCAACGGTAAAAACATTGCTGATACATACGTTCCAAAAGACGGAGGAGCGTTAAATAATGTGGACGCAAATACTTTAATTACCACGGGAAATTATTTAATCGGAGAAGGTTGTACTAATTTCCCTGATGGTAGTTAGGGTAGTGTGGTTTAGGTTGTTGGAGCGGGTGGCTCTGCTTACCAAACAACAGTAATATACGCAACAAACACTTATGCTCATAGAGCATATAATGGAACCACTTGGACTGCGTGGAAAGATGCGAATGGTGCGGTTGTCTCTGCAACACAGCCTCAGTATCAAAATGTTGGTAGTCTATGGTTCAAAGAAATTACCTGATTTCATTCGTTGGGTAATAAATAACAAAAACATTTTTAGCAATCCTTTATTTCGAAAATATTTATTTTTTAGGGTGAAACCTTTAAATTTAATAAGACAAAAAAATAATTTTAAAAAACATAAAAAATTTTTCTTGACAAACGGTGAAAGGTGTGTTATACTTCAATCACAGTGAGAGATGAATTGAGATTTTTGGTATGGCACACCTTTTTTCACCGCTCACATTTTCCCAGCAAATATAGACGAAAGGGGTAGACAAATATATGGTAACGAATCTTATTTGCGATGCTTGCAAGTTCCAGCCTAAGTGTGTTGGCTATAATAAGCTCAAGCCTTTTACAGACGAAGCACGAACCGACCTTGGCATTGAGCTTGAGATGCAGAAGTGCAACGATTTTGTTGACATGAATGATAATGATGAAGATGCGGGTTGATTTCTTCTGAGGTAGAGATTCATTGACTCTAAGCACAAAAATGCTTAGCCAAGTGAAGCCATTTTTGGTGGATTTGTACAAAAAAATAAGTCAATAAACAGGCTTAAAAGGCAAATAAAAAGACAATTTTATTTGACGAACAAATTTTAGACATTTAAGGAGATATTTTTTAACATGAATAATAATTCTGACCAGATTCGTAAACTTTAGAACGTTGTAATCCTTGAGGGTGCTCTTGCTGAACTTGAGGAGCCTCGTACTGGCACAGGTAAAGATGGTATTAATTACATCTCCCTCCGTGGTGCTGTACAGTGTGGCGATACTGGCGTTTACACTCGTAGTTTCCGCGCCTTTATTAAGGAGAAGAAGATTGACGGTCAAGATAGCAAGGTTTATAAGGATGTAGTTGAGTGGCTTAAGACCGCAACTCCTATGACGAAGAACGCTGAGAATCCTACTATGGTTCGTCTTCAGGGTAGCCTTTCCGATAACGTTTATGTTAATCGTGAGGGTGTTCTTGTTGAGGGTACTGAGGTTTCTGTCCAGTTCTTTAATGAGTTTAAGTCTTTCAATGCTTCTCTACAGCTTGAGGGTTATATTAAAGATATTAAGCCCGAAGTTCGTGGCAAGGATGACGATGCTCACGAGACTGGTCGTTATAAGATGCACTTTATTACTCGTGACTTCTATGGTAATACTCTTGACCTTAAGAATATTATCGTTCCCGCTGAGACCTATGACGATATTCAGTCCATTGGTTATGATGAGGGTGCTACGGTTTCCATTAATATTGACTGGATTCCCTCTCAGACTGAGGAAGCTCCTAAGAAGAAGTCTGGTGGTTTCGGTAAGCAGGTAGACCTCGGTTCTACCAGTGGTAATTCCTATCTTGAGATGATTCTTGTTGGTGGTTCTGACCCCTATGATGAGGATTCCAAAGATGCTCTTAGTCCCAAGATTGTTCGCGCAATGATGGCCGAGCGTACTGCTCACATTAAGGAAGTTGAAGCGAATGGTTATCTTGGTAACAAGGGTAACGGTTCTACTACAACTGCAAAATCTGGTGGCTTTGGTACTGCTAAGGCTAAGACTGGTTCTTTTACACCTATTGACGATGATGAAGACCTGCCCTTCTAAGTCATAAGAGAGGAGTAAAAGAATATGGCTATTGATTTAATGAACCTTGCTCCCACCACAATCAGTAGAGACCTTAAGGGAAAGTATGTTTGCCTTTATGGTGACGCAGGTAGCGGTAAAACCTCTCTTGCGGTTTCTTTCCCTAAGAATTTGCTTTTAGGCTTTGAGCATGGTTGGAACGCACAGTCTAACATTTACGCAGTTGATGTTCCTACTTGGGCTGATTTCAAGGCTTATGTTAAGCAGTTGAAGAAGCCTGAGATGAAAGAGAAATTTGACACAATTTCTTTAGACACGGTCGGCCTTGCTTGGGACCGTTGTATCGAGTACATTTGTGATAAGAACGATGTAGAGAAGATTAATGACATCCCTTATGGTGGCGGTTATTCCGAAGCTCGTAAGGAGTTTGAGAAGATGATTATTACCATCACTCAGCTTGGTTATGGTCTTGTTATTATTGCTCACGCAGATGTTCATCTTGAAGCTGACCCTGATAATGCGAATGCAGAAGTTCGTGTTCTTGGTCCTGCTGTTCCTAAAAAGGTTGCTGATATTGTTAACCGTCTTGTTGATATTACTGCTTACATTAATATTGATAAGAATGGTGAACGTTGGCTTTATCTTCGTAGCACTCCTACCATTACGGCAAAGAGTCGTTTCCGTTACACTCCTGACCGTATTCCTATGGGTTATGATAGCCTTGTCAATGCTATTGCGGACGCTATTGAAGAGGAAGCAAAGAATGGCGGTACAGTAGTTGATACTCCTGTCGAAGCTGCTCCTGAGAAGAAGCAGGTCAATTTCGATGACCTTGTAGCTGAGATTAAGGCGTATGCTATTGCCATGAATAAGATGGAGAAGATGTCCGAGTATTCCAAGATTGTTGTAGAGTATCTTGGTAAGGGTAAGGCAGTTAAGGACTGCAATGAGTCTCAGGCAGATATTCTTATGCTTATTCTTTCTGACCTCCGTGATTGGGGTGCAGAAAATGACCTCGACATTGCTCGTAAGGTCTAATAATTAACTAACACAAAGGAGATTGGAGAAAGTAAACAAGCTGAATCCTTTCTCCTTTGTTTTTCTAAGTATAATTTTACAGAAATGGGGTGTTATTATCGGTAGAAAGCCAAATAGAGTTTTTACTTGTGCTCAATGCGGTCTTTAGTATCCATCTGAGCTAAAGATAGTTGTTTCGCAAAAGAACTATTGTCCAAGTTGCGGAACAATTCGCCGTCAAAGAGCGGAAGATTATAAAAATCTCTTTAATTATATCTTTTTTACAATGGGCTACGATGGTGTCTTAGACCCCAAAAAAATGTCTGTTCCTGTAAGTATTCTTAAAAAAGGCTATCATATGGATGCCTCTAAGGTTCTTTGGACTCTTAAATATATTAATGAGTACGAGAAAAATAAACCTCGGAGAATGCAAACAGAAATGGATTTAATTAAACTGGTAACTTCTTACTATCTTCAAGCTAAATTCTTTTGGGCAAGTTGTGAAGAATTAGACCAGAGTTCTACACAAGAAAAGATAGATGAAAGTTTAGATTTCCCAGTTCATCAAGTTGTTATCAATCGTTCTGACCTTGAAAAAGCTCGTATTGCAGATGAAGAGAAAAGAGCTCTTCGTGAACATCGAGTGATTCCAGAAGATTATGATGGCGATATTGATGAGTTGGATTTTGATGCTTTTATTTGGGACGCTGATTATGATAAAGAATTTTTGAAGCAACGCAAAGAACTTTGGGAAGCTGAAAGAGCAAAAGAAGAGGAAGAGTCTTATTTTACAGATGAGATTTTACCAGAAGACCTCAATGAAGAGGATTTATTACTTTATAAAGGGGAGACAGATTCGTGGCAAGTAAAATAAATTTCGACCAAGACGATTATAATTCTCGTATTGCTGCCCTTGAAGTTATTGGCTGTATTATTTAGAAGCCAGATTTACTTGCGGGGCATAGGCTTGAGAAAACGGATTTTACGAATCTTGTAGCTCAAGCTGTTTTAACTGCGGTTAAATATCTCTGGGCAAAAAGAGTAGAGTTCATTGATATTAACATTATCAACGAATGTCTCTCCAAAAACTATCCTACATTTTATCGAATTTATCAAAGAAGTCAGCGGGATAACTTTGTGGGTCAGGCAGTTACAAAATGTCATCCTATGAACTTTGAAGCTAACTATAACGAGCTTAGAAAATTTTCTTTGCTTCGTTCTCTTATGAATCAGGGTATTGATGTAACTGATATTTATGACCCAAATGAGTTTGACGATGATGAGGGAGAAAACAAGAAGAAAGAATTTGTTAAAATGACAACAGATGATATTCTTCTTAAAATCCGCCAGAAACTTATGAGCACCACACTTGATTATACAACTAAAGCTGGTCGTGATAGTGTTAAAGCTGGTGGAGCCGAGCTTCAAAAGTTTGTTGAAGACCGTAAAAATGGGGGTAGTTATGGCTTAAGTTATTCCAGTAATTTTTATACAACTATTACTGGCGGTATGAAACCAAGACATTTTAATATGATGTCTGCTGGCACGGGAACAGGTAAAACCCGTCAGTCAATTTCAAACATTTGTCATACTTTTGCAGTAGAATATTATGATAATAAGCTAAAGAAATTTGTTCCAAATCCTCACGGGACTCAAAATGCAGTCCTTTATATTGGAACTGAGATGGAACTTATAGATGAAGTTGAGCCTATTATGTTGGCTTATATTGCAGATGTTCCACAGGACCACATTATGGATTACACTTATGCGGATGGTGAATATGAACGAGTTCTTTATGCTATTGATGTTTTGGATAGAAGTCAAATTTATCTTGAATATGTCCCTGATTACGATATTTCTACTCTTGAACAAACTATAGAAAAATATGTTCTTCAAAAGAATGTAAGACACGTTTATTTTGATTATATTCATATTACAACAGACCTTATTGCAGAATTTCAAGGAGAAGCTAAAGCCAAGATGCAACTCCGTGAAGACCAAGTTCTTGCCAATGTTGGTACAAAATTAAAAGAACTTACTCGCAAATATGATATAAGTCTTGATACTTGGACTCAGGTTTCAGGTGATTGGAAAAATGAAAATAATCGAGACCAGACTATTATTCGTGGTTCTAAAGCTCTTGCAGATAAGGCAGATATTGCAGGACTTATGATGCGTCCTACTGTTGCAGAACTTAAGAAGATTGACCCAATTCTAAAGAATCGTTTTGGCGGACAAAAACCAAATGTTTATTATGCGATTTATAAGAATCGTGGTGGCAAATATGTAAATGTCAAAGTTTGGCTGTATGTAGATTATTCTACTATGCGTGTATCTGACCTATTTTGTACAGATTATGATAATAAACTTATTGATAAGGCATTTTTGCCTGAAACATTTGTTTCAGTAAATGAAGATGGCATTGTCAATTATAGTAGACATAAAGAAGATGTCCCTGTTGTAGCAACAGGCATTTCTGCAAAAGAGACTTCTAATGGAGATACCACAAAATTAACAAAGCCTACTAAATATGAAGCTATTTATTCTGATGAAACTGGTGGAGATGACCCAGCCGAAAAAGCTATAAAAGAAGCTATGGTGTCTGGTGAGGTAACTTCTGTTGTGAGTAAAAAACTCCAAACAAGGCTTGACCTTGAAAAAGAAAATGAAGAAAATATGTATTCTACTAAAGTAACCAGAGAAGATTTTGATAATGATGGTTGGCCGGTAGATAAATTTAGTGAAATTGAGGAAGAGGAGTAAAATCCTCTCCTTTGGTTAACATTATGATAGATAAAGACGAATTATTAAAACGTGTTACACCTGAGATTGTGATTGAAATAATGGATGAAAACGGCGCTCCTTTAAATCATACAAGCAGAGATGGTTCAACTGGACAGCAGCTTTTGTGGTTTAAAACTATTTGTCATGGAGGTTCTAAACCTAAACTCTGTTATTTCACTCAGTCAAAAAACTTTTTCTGCTATACTTCATGTGGAGCAATGAGCTTTTTTGAGGGGATTAAAAGAATTAGAAATGTAAGAGATAAAGACTTTTATAAGGGTGTTATTCTTTATATCGCCGATAAAGTTGGGTTAAAATCAACTCAAGAAAAGGGTTTTGGTACTTATCGTAAAGATGATAGAGACGATATGAGAACCCTTGAAGATAGTATGAGTATTTCTGGTTGGGGAGATTGGCGCGAAAAAATTAAAAATCAAAACGAAAATATCAATAACAAAATTATTCAAGACGAAACAATTTTAAACTATTTTGAAAATAAGATTTATGATGGATGGCTCAAAGAGGGCATTTCAGAAAAATCCATGAAAAAGTATGGAATTAAATGGTATGAATATCAAAAGCATATTATTATTCCACATCGAAATGAAGATGGACAGTTAATTGGTATTCGTCGCAGAAGTCTCAAACCAGAAGATAAAAATAATAAATATATGCCTGAATTTATTGAGGGTAAAGATTATGGGCATTCTTTAGGTCTGAATCTATATGGCCTTTATGAAAATAAAGCCGCAATAGAAGAACGTGGCAAAGCTATTATTGTTGAGGGAGAAAAAAGTGTTTTGCTTTCAGATACTTATTTCGGTAAGAATAGTATTGCTGTAGCTACTTGTGGCTTCTCTGTTTCTAATAAGCAAGCTAATCTTTTAGGAGACCTTGGCGTAAGACAGGTTTACCTTGGATTTGATAAAGACTTTGACGAGTTTGACTCTAAAGCAGTTAAGGAGTACAATAGCAATCCTGCAACTAAAAGAGACTTTGAGATGTATAAAAACAAAATTATTTCCATTGCTTCAAAATTAGCTGGAATGGGTTTTGCAGTTTATATTATCAAAGATAAAGAGGGTAAACTTAAAATCAAAGATTCTCCTTTTGATGAAGGTAAAGAAACATTTCAAAAGTTATTCGCAAGTGCAGAAAAGTTTGATATGAATAAGTTGAAGTGGAATCAAGGGTGATAATTATGTAGACGAGGATAAATAATAAATGAAAAAGTTACAATGGAAGACAAGATTTAATACTTAGTTTAAGGAAGAAGTAGATTTCTTAGATACTCTTCTTGAAAGCTATGGTATTACAGACATAAAGAGTTTTGTTCATCCTGTCAGAAGTGAGTTGAATGACCCATTCTTGATGAAGAATATGGATAAAGCTGTAGAATTAGTCCATGATAAATTAAAAGAAGATTGTAAAATTCTAATTTATGTGGATGGAGATTGTGATGGTGCAATGGCAAGTTCTGCCTTAACTCAGATTCTTAAATATATTAAACCTGATGTTAAGTTAGACTATACTTACGCTTTCCAGAAAGACCACGGACTTACTATGAGTAAGTTAGCAAATTTTACAAAAGATGAATTTGGATTGATTATAATTCCAGATGCATCAATGGAAGCTAAAGATGCTATTGAAATCACAAGGAATTTTTCTGCTCCTATTTTAGTTCTCGACCACCATTTAGTTTCATCTGAGACTCAAGATACTTGGACTGGCGAATGGATGGATAGAGAAAAGGCAATTTCTATTTATAAAGAGAACCCGTCTGAATATAAGACTCGTTTTCATACGGATTGTTATGTAAATTATTGTTTGCCTGTAAATAGTACAGATGGTCAGTATCCTTGTACTGCGATTTGTGGTACAGGAGTTGTAATGAAATTTGCAGAAGCCTATTGTGAAAAATATAATGTTAATACAGAAATTCTCGACAATATTATGGAGCTTGTTTCACTTGCTGAGATAGCAGACGGAATGGACAGCATGAAGCTTGAAGCAAGATGGTATATGCTTGAGGGACTAAAAGAGTTCTATTGGCATAATGATTTCATTAAAGAGCTTTGTGACCGTTTGGCTGACGAAATGCCTTATGGTAGAACTATTAGTTCTATGGGCTGGACTATTGCTCCTAAAATTAATGGCGTATTTAGATATGGCACAGAAGAAGAAATTGTTAATATGTGTCGTGCTATTCGCGGAGAGCAAGAAACAATAATTTATAAACCTCGACGTAAGAGCAAGAATGACCCTGTACCAGAACCAAAAGAGCATACTCTTCAATGGGATATGGCAAGGACTTGTTGTAATGTAAAGAGTAGACAAGATACAGCAGTACGTTCATTCATGGAAAAAGTTGAGGAAATCATTAAAAAGACAGAAGCAAATAAAAGAAGTATTTTATTTGTTGATTGTAGTAATGTAATTGATAAGAAAACTGTAAGTGGTTTGGTTGCTGCAAAAATTGCCACAAAATATCATCGTCCAACAGTTTTAATGCGCAATTTTTCAGATGATGAATTTGGTGGTTCGATGAGAAATTATTCTCAAGGCAATGTTTCTGATTTAAAAACTTTACTTGAAAAAGCAGGAGTTATTGTTCATGGTCAAATGTGGCCTGTACACACCTTTTCCGTCTCATCAACGGGGTACTTAATAAAGTGCTAACGGGGAAGCCTTAACGTAAAGTCGATGGTAATCCCGTGGGAAAATCATTAATAAGGAAGGGAGAATAATGTATTTAATTTATCGTCATATAAATAAAATAAATGGAAAAAGTTATATTGGATAGACTTCTAATTTAAAAAAGAGAATAGGAAATTAGGGGTCTGGATATTTATCTAAAAAGAAAAATGGAGAATATGCACAACCTGCTTTTGCTTTTGCTATTTTAAAATATGGTTGGGATAATTTTGAAACTGAAATATTAAAAGAAAACTTGACTTTAGAAGAAGCCAATTTTTATGAATTTTATTATATTGAAGAATATGAATCAGAAGTCGTAACTGGAAAAGGTTATAATATTCAGAAAGGAGGACATAATTCTCCTTTGTCTGAAAAAACAAAAGAAAAAATTCGTCAATATAATTTAGAAAACGGGTCTTTTTTAACAGAACATAATCCTTTGGAGAGAGAAGTAATTTGTTTAGAGACTGGAAAAATTTTTAAAAATTGTAAAGAAGCAGAATAGAGTGTAGATGCTAATGCAAAAAATGGCAACAGAGTTGCAGAAGTGTGTCGCGGAAATTCTTCTCAAAAGAAAGTAAATGGCTTTCGCTTTCGTTATTACGAAGATATAATTTCGTATTGTATTTTTTAATAAAAAATGATTAATCCTGTAACGACTATTCCTGAAAAGGAAGTAGAATTGCTATTGATACGCAATTCGAAATGGGTGTGCTTAATTAACTAATTAAGTAAGAGATAGTCTGTGCCATTAGAAATAATGGAATAACACGCATTCGAACGCCGCTGGTATTCGTATAGAAAAAAGTAAGCTTTCTGAAATTCAAGCTAAGTGTGATGAGTTACTTCCTATTGATTCTCTTGTTACAATTCATCAGGTTGATTGGCAAGTAGACTTGGCTGATTTGAAGAAAGAATATATCTCAGAGGTCGCAGAAAATTATGCTATCTGGGGTAATACTGTTCCATCTCCTACTTTCGCCATTACTGGTATCAGGGTAAATGCAAGTCAGATTACTCGGTCTGGTCCAAATGGAGCTAAGACTTTTATTCGTTTTAAGGCTAATAATATTTCTTTTGTTAAGAAGTATTGTGCTGCTGGCGAATTTGATACCATGACTATGAAAGATAGAGTCGGATTTGGGGTTAGTAAAAAGAATCTTTTGATGAATGTTATTGGTGAGTTCCAGTATGAAAAATATGAGGATAAAAATTATCCTGTTGTAAAGATTCTTTATTATGATGTTGAAGAAGACCTTGAGGCTAATGAAGCTGATAAGCAAAAAATGGCTGGTGGAGATTGGTCTGAGATTGAAGAATCTACATCTAAAAATAAAAAGGTTGTTGCAAAAAACGCAACGCCTATTGCACAAAAGGAAGAAAAGAAAATTGATGCTGATGAGTATCGGGACGATTTCTATTTCTAAAAAGATTTTAAAGTTATGAACTTTTGAACTATATAGGGAAACTTTCTTATAGGAAGTTTCCCTTGACAGATATACTTAGACGTGATATAATATAGACAAATTTATGAGAAAGGAGAAGAATAATCGAATGTTTGTAGGTTTACATAATCATACTGATAATGGGTCAAACATTCGCGGATTCCTTGATAGCACTAATACTATTAAAGGACTTCTCGAATACACGCTTTAGGTAGGACACAAAGGGGTAGCTATTACAGACCATGATTCTGTCGCAGCTCATGTTAATGCGCTTACGCAAATGGCAGAGTTTCATGAGAAAGACCCCGAAAAATGGAAAGATTACAAATTAATTCTTGGTAATGAGATTTATCTTTGTAGTCGTAAAGTAATTGAAGAAGACAAGGATTATGTTTTCTATCATTTTATTCTTATTGCGAAAGATGAAGTTGGACATAAACAAATTCGTGAATTGAGTACAAGAGCATGGATTGATAATTCATTTACTTGGGTTAATATTCGTACTCCTACTTATTATGACGATTTATTTGAAGTTGTTGAAGCTAATAGAGGGCATTTAGTGGCTTCGACAGGTTGTTTAGGTGGATTTGCGCCCAAGTTGATTCTTCAAGCATATAAGGAAAATCCTTCGCAACCAGATTATCATAAGGTAAGAAAATGGCTGTCTCGAATGGACCAGTGTTTTGGACATGGGAATTTTTTTCTTGAATTACAACCGTCTATTCAAGAAGAACAAAAAATTGTTAATCAAGCTTATATTGAATTGTCAAAAGAACTTGATATTCCTTATGTTATCACTACTGATGCTCATTATCTTAAAAAAGAAGATAGACCTATTCACGAAGCTTTTCTCAAATCAAATGATGATAGTGGAAAAGAGCGTGAAGTGGGAGATTTTTACGCTTCAACTTATGTAATGTCAGAAGAGGAAATTCATTCTTATATGGATGAATATCTTGGAGCAAAAGTAGTACAACAGGGTATTGATAATACCATGTTAATTTATAATATGGTTCAAGAATATACTTTGTTTGCAAATCTTGAAATTCCTTATGAGCCAGATGATTTAACAGAGCCTAATCCAGTATTAGTCGAAAAATATGTTAAATATATTCCAATGTTAGATTGGTTTGTTAAATCTGATTTTAACGGAGACCGACATCTTGTTCGAGAAATTGTAAATCGTATCGAAAAAGATAGTGATGAATTAGCTAATAAAGAAACTTACGATGCAATTCAAACGTGTCTTGAATCGGTAAAAGCAAGCTCAGAAGCAAATAAAGCTCATTGGTCTGCTTATTTATTACAAACCAGAGACCTCGTAAATGCTTGTTGGGAAGTTGGTAGTTTAGTTGGTCCCTCTCGTGGCTCAGGTCTTGGTTTTATTCTTCTTTATATTTTAGGTATTACTCAAGTTAATCCTTTAAAAGAAGACGTAAAAACGTATCATTGGCGCTTTCTTAATCCAAAACGTGTTAGTCCTTTGGATGTGGATGTGGATTTTGAGAATGCCTATAGAGATGATGTTATTGCTTTACTTCAGCATAAATATTGTGGAGACAATCAAAAAGCTGGAAATCGTCGTGTAATGAAAGTTCAAACACTTTCTACGATGAAAGCCAAAAGTGCCTTGCAAACAGCTTGTCGTGGCTTAGGCTACGCTTCAGAAGAAGGACAGTTTCTTGGTTCTTTTATTAGTCAAGAACGTGGCATTCAGTATACTCTTAAACAAACTTATTATGGAGACGAAGAAAACAATCTTCCTCCCAATCAAGAATTTAAGAATCTTATGGACGGTCAATATAAAGATGTTTGGGAAGTTGCCCAAAACATTGAGGGCTTAATTAGTGGTGTTGGTAGTCATGCAGGAGGAGTTATTCTTTCAGCAACAGATGTTGTAGACCACGCTGCGCTGATGAAAACAGCAAGTGGAGATATTATTACTCAATTTGACCTTCATGCCGCAGAAAAAGTATCTCTCATCAAATGGGACCTCCTTTCGATAGACGCATTACAAAAGGAGCACGTTTGTCTAAATCTTCTTATGGAAGATGGTTATATTAAAGACCAAGGTAATATTAGAGATACTTATGAAAAATATCTTGGCGTTTATAAAATTGAGCGAAACAATCCTGAAATTTGGAATATGCTCAATGAGCATAAAGTAATGTCTTTTTTCCAAATGGAAAAGCAAACAGGCTATCAAGCTATTGCTGTGGCCAAACCTGAAAGCCTTTCTGACCTTTCTGCTTTAAATTCAGTAATGAGACTTATGGCTCCAGAACCACGGGCAGAAGCTCCCTTGGATAGATTTGGTCGATTTAAAAAAGATATTACACTTTGGTGTAAAGAAATGACTGATTATGGTTTAACAGAACATGAGCAAGAAGTAGTAAAAAAATATGCTGGAAAGAATTATGGACTGTTGCCCAATCAGGAAGATTTTATGATGGTTGTTCAAGACCCCGAAGTAGGTGGATTTGACTTACTTTGGGCTGATAAGTTAAGGAAAAGTATTGCTAAAAAGAATCCTAAAGCTTATCTTGAATTACAGCAAGAGTTCTATGATAATATTAGAGAAAAGAACCTTAGCCCCAAATTGTGTCATTATGTTTGGGATGTATTAATTTCAATGAATCGTGGCTATGGTTTTAATGCGTTGTTGTGGCGCACACAAGCTTAACCGTTTCATCAACGGGGTTAATCTCTTTTAAGGATTGGCAATCTTAGGGATTAGCTAACGAGGGTAAAATCTCGTGTCAAATCAAAACAAATTAATATTGAAAGGAGGAATAAATGTTTATATATAAAATTACAAACTTAAAAAATGGTAAAATTTATATTGGACAAACAAACAATTTTGAAGCTCGTATGAGGAATCATAAATCTTGTGCTTTTAATTCTAAAGCAAGAGAATACGGACTCCATTTGTATTATGCTATTCGTAAATATGGCTGGGAAAATTTTTCAAAAGAAATTATAGAAAATATTCCAGATGAAGAGAGTCAAGAATATGTGGATGAAAGAGAACGTTTTTATATTTCTTTTTATGATTCTACAAATCGAGATAAAGGATATAATGTAGATTTAGGTCGGCAAAATGGAGCTAAAAAACAAAAATTAACATTTGAACAAAAAGTGTCTTTAAGTAAGATTTTTACTTTAGAAGAGATAAAAGATATTCAGCAAATGTTAATTGATGGTAAACCTTTAATTGAAATTAGAGAAAAGTATTATCCTCGTTTAACGGATAGTCTATTGACCAATATAAATACGGGTTTAAATTTTAAAAGAGAAGATTTAATTTATCCTTTACATGATTATATGCATGATGGGCATTCGGATATGTTTACTCGACAAGAACAAGAAGAAATACAAAAAGAATTACAAGAGGGTAAATTAACTTATGCTGAATTGGCTAAAAAATGGGATATAAAATCTGTTCGGATGTTATCTATGATTAATAACGGAAAAATTTGGAAAAATGATAAATTACAATATCCATTATCAATTCGTGGGAATTCTCGTTTACATAATTTTAATTCATGGGTTAAACTTGTTCAAAAAGATTTAATGGAAAGTAGCCTAAATCAAACTGAAATTGCAAAGAAATACCAAAAAAGTTATTCAACAATAAAAAAAATCAACAGCGGAAGTTCTTATTATAATGAGAATTATCAATACCCATTAACTTCTAATAGGAAAAAAGAATTTTAATTTGTTTTGAAAATGATGTATCGACTATCTTGGGTTAGACCGAGAGTACGGGAGCTATTGATACGCTCTTGGAAACAGCTTGCGACTGCTAAGAATGCCAAAACTTAGACACAGAAAAGTCGTAAAAAATAGTCAGTTTTAACAAAAAGCACATACGTTAGCCTATTCAATCGTAGGACTTCAAGAAGCAAATCTTGCTTATCATTATCCTGTCCTTTATTGGAACTCAGCAAATTTGATTTCTGATTCAGGCGGAGAAGATGGTAATGTAAACTATGGTAAAATTGCAAAAGCAATTAGTAATATTCAAAAAGAGCGGACAAAAGTAGCTCTCCCTGATATTAACAGAGTAAAATTTGGTTTCCGTCCGAACGTAGAACTTAACGAAATTATTTATGGGCTTAAGCCTATTCAGGGAATTGGAGCAAAAGTAGCAAATGGAATCATTAGTCATCAACCTTATGCATCCATGCAAGATTTTTATAATAAGATGCAATCTTTTAAAGAAGAAGCTCTTGAAAACAAGTTTGGTGATGCGGCAATGATTCAACTTATAAAAGCAGGTTGTTTTGACGACCTTGAAAAGAAACCAAGAACTGAAATTATGGCAGATTTTATCCGCCAAATTTCAAGTCCTATTACAAGTCTTAAAATGGCAAACATTGAGGACCTTAATCGTCTTGGCTTACTTACTGAAGGTCAGAAAAAATTTGAACTTCGCTTGTATCGTTTTTGTAAATATGTTTGTCAAAAACAATTTTTTTACAAGCAAGAAAAGAAATCTCCAAATACAGCCTATTATTATTTAGAGAGAAAATTTGCTGAACCTTATTTTGAAGAAAATTTTATGTCTGAAATGCAAATTACTAAAGATTACGAGCTAACAGACAATGGCTTATATGCAGTAAAGAAAGGCAGTTTAGACAGAGAATTTAATAAATTAACTAAAGACTTTAGAGAAAATGTTCTAACAAGTCAAGAAATGCTTGATGCTGTTAATAAAGACCGTTTTGATAATCTTTGGAAAGAAAAAGCCACGGGAACAGTTTCTAAATGGGAAATGGATTCTATGTGCTTTTATTATGGACCTCATGAACTTGAAAATGTTAATCGTAAAGAATACGACATTGTTAAGTTTAACGATATGCCAGAAGAGCCAGTAATTGCAGATGTATATTATTATCGCAATCAACAAAAGCCTCGATTTGTTTTAAATCGTATTTGCGGTACAGTTCTTGACAAAGACAGAACAAAACATACTGTAACATTGTTAACACCTGACGGAGTTTGTGATGTTAAATTCTATGCAGGAGCGTTTTCTTATTGGGACAAACAAATTTCTCAAATTGAAGCTGATGGGACAAAGAAAACACTTGAAAAATCTTGGTTCTCTCGCGGTAATAAAATTATGGTAACAGGTTTCCGTAGAGGTGAACAGTGGGTAGCCAAAAAATATAAAGATAGTGTTTACAATCATTCTGTCCAGTTAATTGTTGATATTGACGAAAAAGGCAACTTAGACCTTAAAACAGATAGAATCGAGGTGGACTCAGCTAATGATGTAGCAGTCTAAAATAACAGAGCAAGACAAAATTATCAAGATTCATGCTACATTAAACAATGTAATTTTCCCTAAAGGTGGGTTTTAGAGTATAACTGAGCCCACCTTCGGGATAGTATCTTGGATTATAGTGTCTGTAGATGATGGAGAACCTACAAATGATAATTTTGGTACAATTACAGTAAAGGGGACATATCCTTGTAATATATCTCCCAGAGCAAATTATATTATCATTGCAAAAGAGGTTGAACATCCTCAGTATGGAACACAATATGATTTGATTTATTTTAATGAAGAGTTTGATATGACAAAAGCTACTAATCAAAGAGCTTTTCTTAAAACTTTTTTGACAGATAATCAAATTGAAGAGTTCTTTAAAATTTTCCCTAATCCAATTCAAACATTGGAAAAAGGTAATCCAAAAGAGCTCACAAAAATTCATGGTGTTGGAGACTATATTGCCAACTGTATTCTTGAGCGTTATGAGCAAAAGAAAGATGTGGGTCAAGTTTATCTCGAGTTAGATGGAATAGGACTTTCTTCTAATTTTATTACTAAATTAGTTCAAAAGTACAAAAATCCATCAGTTATAGTTTCCAAAGTAAAAGAAAATCCTTATTCATTAATTAAAGATATTGACGGAGTAGGATTTTTAACTGCTGATGCAGTAGCTCAAAAAGCAGGATTTAATAAAACAGATGTTCGAAGAATTAAGTCTTTTATTACTTGGTTTTTAAATAAAGAGGGTGATGAAGGACATTCGTATATTTCTGCGCAGGAATTAAATGCAAATATTTTTGAAACATTAGGTTCTCCACAAGAGATTGTAGAAAATTATGATGTTCCAGAAGATGCAGATAGTTCTATTCCACGAAACAATATTGCCAAAGCTATAAAAGAGCTTCAAGATGAAGGGATAATAGTTCTTGAAAATAGTGAGAGAAAAGCAGACCGTAGGGTTTATTTGACTAAATTCTATAATCTTGAAAGAGATATTGCTTATCATTTAAAGAGACTTCTCAATGCTCATAGTGATTTTGTCATTGAAAACTTTGATGAAAAAATCAAAAAAGCAGAGGAAGACCAAGGATTTGAATTTACTCAAGAGCAAATTGATGGTATAAAATTAGGTTGTGAAAAACAAGTCTGTATGATAACTGGTCTTGCAGGTAGTGGTAAATCAAGCCTTGTAAATGGTATACTTACTGTTTTAAACAATTATACTTTTGCTCAATGTGCTCTTTCAGGAAAAGCTGCTGCGAGACTGCAAGAAGTTACAGGAGTTTCAGGAAAAACAATTCATCGTTTACTCGAATACAGTGGAGATGGATTTGTTAGAAATGAAGAAAATCCACTTGAAGAGAACATCATTGTTCTTGATGAAATTTCTCTTGTTGGCGGTGAAATCTTCTTAGATTTGCTTAAAGCAATTCCTAATGGCTCTAAGTTAATTATGTTAGGTGACTTTGGGCAGTTAAGCTCTGTGGGTCTTTTAAATCTTGCTTATGATATGATGAATAGTAATCTTATTCCAGTAGTAAAATTACAACAAGTTCATCGTCAAGCAAAGTCTTCTGGTATATTAACGATAGCTTATCAAGTGCGTAATGGTTATCAACTTTATGAAAACTATGCACAAGAAAGTATTGAAACTGTCGGAGAAAAGAAAGACATGATAATAGATGTCAGTCCTGATAGTGATGATGATAGAGATAAGATATTGCAATACTTTGAAGAATATTATAACTCTCCTTTAGTGGGAAGAGATATTGAAAAAATTCAGGTAATTTCTCCTGTTAAAGAGAGAGGAGATACTTGTGTATTTAATTTGAATCAAGACATACAAGAACTTGTTAATCCGATAGACCCGTTTAAAAGAAATTATGTTGTAAAGAAACAGCATAAAAAGGTTGACAAAGATTTTAGTTATGTGATTCAAGAGAATGATAAAGTTATGTGTATTAAAAATAATTATCGTGTTTTTAATACAAGTGGGGCTCAATCTGCAATGTTTAATGGTTGGACAGGAATTGTAAAGAAAATTGATGATGATAACATGATTGTCGATTTTACTTTGGGAGATTGTCCGATTATTATTCCATTAAAAGAAGTTGGCAACTATATTATTTTGGGATATGCAAGTACAGTCCATAGACTCCAAGGAAGTTCCGCAGATGTGGTAATTGGAGTGTTAAATTGGGGTTGTCCTCCAAACATGGCTTCAAAAGAGCTTGTATATACTTTAATTACTCGTGCTAAGAAAAAATGTATTTTGGTTGCAAATACGGGAACTTTAAGAAGTGCGATAGGAACTGATTCAGTAGCCTATAAGAGAACATTTTTGCCAGAGATGCTTCAGAAAGATTTTTATTGGCTTCGAGCAGAATACAATAAAGAGAAGAAAGCAAAAGATGAAGCAATTAGGGCAAGGATGAAAGAGATTATGGCAAATGCTGTAAATGTTTCTGAAGAATCTGAAGAAGCAGAAAGTTCAGAAGAAAATTCTTAATAAAAACGCAAAAAGCTCTTGACAATCAAGAGCTTTTGTGTTAGAATACAGACACTAAGATAAAAAGTAAGATAGGATAAAAGGTGGCTTTTATATGTCTTCTAATTCTAATAAATATTTTTATTCTAACTGTTTCATTGAAATGGTTAAGGCTAAAATTAAAAATCCTAAAGTCAAAGTAATGTATCTTCCTATTTTCCTAAATGAAGTTCCTTGCCCTCATTGGATGTGGCTTGATGAAGATGGAGAGCATGATTTTCATTGTAAAGGAAAACTACCTTGGTGGAAATGGATTTGGCATAAAGGCTATATAAGAACATTCCATCGAGGATGTTATAAAGGCTGTATTATGCAGATGATTGAAAAGAAATATTATGAGGGAAAGTATGAATAAGTCGAATATCCCAGCTACTTTTAAAGAAGTTGGTTTCAATGAAAGTTTTCATATGGGAAAATCTGAGAAATTTTCCTATTATATAGATAAAAACCTTGACTTTTGGTGTGAGCTTGAGGGAGGAGAAATTATTAAATGTCCTTCGGCTTATCGTATTGATGCATTTACTTTTACTTGGTCTGGCTGTCGTTATTGGTATGATGAAGAGACTAAGCGCCATTATTATGTAAATCCATTTTATGATGGAGAAACATTTTATCTCTATGCAGATAGTTTCGGAGAACTGCTTGAGCTTATTAGAAAATTTGTAGAGCCAAGTGATGAAATAGGAGATGTACTTGATTCTTCTACCGAAATGAAAACATATAGGAATACAATAACAGAAATTTTTAAAAATTAAGGAATAATTATTATGAATCGTGAACAACGTAGACAAACTGTAAAGAATCTTCAAAAGAAAGGTCTCAAGAGAGAATCCGCTGAGACTATTGTTGAACGCATGGATTTTACCGAACATCATTTTAGCAGAGATGTTTGGGAAGGTGAAAAGGTTAAGTTGAACTATAACCGAATCACTCATTATAAGGATTGGAAAATTCTTCGTCAGGAATATAGAGATTTTGTAGAAGCTAATAAAGATACTGTTTTTACAGTAGAATTTGATGATATTCGCAAAAAGGAAGCTGAGAAGAATGATGGGTTGAGTGGTCTTTGCCAGTTTGTAGAGGATACCACTCCTGTGAAGTGGTTGTTCTATGCTATTGACCTCATTCCTGAACCCAACCAGACTCGTCCTAAGACTGAGACTGAACTTCAGAATGAAGCATTTTTGGCTCATGTCAATGAAGTTTTAAAAGGTATTGAGTAATGGAAAAAACTGTTGTTGGGGATAAATATGTTTTTGTCCCCTCAGAAGAACAAAAATTAGCAGATGATTGTCTGCAACTTTTAAGCGAAGAAGTAAAAAGGCTAAATCCTGATTGCGAAAAAGTTGCGACATTATCTTTTGATGATAAAATTTATGTTGTGCCTGTAGATGGTAATAAACCTTTAATGGTGATGTTTGATACTGATGAAGTTTGGAAAGTATCGGTAGACCCAGAAAATGAAAAGGAATTAATTGCTGAACGTTTTGCTACAAGAGAAGAGCGAGAGGAAATTCTTAAGGCTTTAGCTATGGGTGGAATTAATGCGTTTAGAGTGGAGGATTAACAATGACTAATCTTGTAATTATGGTTGGACCTGTCGCAAGTGGTAAATCCACTTTTGCAAACAACATTAAAAATGTATACGAACGAAATGGACAGAAAACTATTATTGTTTCCTCTGACCAGATTCGCGTTGATTTGTATGGTGATATTAATGACCAGACTCATAATGATGAAGTCTTTAAGGAAGTTCGTCGTAGAATTAACAACTGTATTGGGAAAATGAATGTCATTGTAGATGCTACCAGTATTAATGTAAAGTCTCGTATTCCTCTACTTGACCTTGTTCGTAAAAATTCAGATGTGCGTAAAATTGCTATGGTTATGACTACTCCTGAACCTGTATGCAAGATGCTTAATCGTAAGCGTGAGCGAAAAGTCCCTGAGTATGTTATTGATAAGCAGATTGGAAAATTTGAGATTCCTTTTTATGAAGAAGGGTTTGATGAAATTAATTTAATTGATTGGAATAGCGGATATTTTAGTTATGCTAAAGATGAATTAATAAGAACAATAGTTGATAAAGATGTTATTCAAGATTTTATGAGAGGATTTGACCAGTGCAATTCTCATCATAAGTATACTCTTGATGTGCATTGTCAAAAGTGTGCAGAAGAAGTCGCAAAACGAACCGATAATGAAATCCTTATTCGCGCAGCAGAAATCCATGATTATGGGAAGATGTTGACGCAGGAAGAAAAACCTGATGGTAGTGGTGAATGTCGCTATTATAGCCACCATAATAAGGGTTGTTATGAGTTAATGCATCTTCTTGCATGGGTTGGTTTCGAAGATTATGATAAGTGTCTTGAGTGCTTATTCTATGTAAACTTTCATATGTTGCCCTTCTTTATTGAGACCGAAAAGGCTCAGAAAAAGTGGGAGAAAATTATGGGAAAGGAAAAGCTTGATAATCTTTTCTTATTTAATAAATGTGATAGGATTGCAAGTGGTACACAGTAATGTGGAAGCATCCTCTGCTTGGATATATTAAAGAAGTAAAAGCTCTATATGCTTATAATCACAATCCTATTCAAGATTGGAATTTTAAGCATTGGCTTGAATACCTTTCTGAACAATCAGAAAAAGCTTATATTGTAAGTCTTTTGGATTTGCTTGATGTATTTGAGCCTCTTGATATGACCATTGATAATGAATATGTGCTTTTCCATTACAAGGGTTTTATTGACCTTAGTGATATGGGATATTCTGAGGAAACCTTTTTCTATCTATATGATGGACTTTATCGAGAGTGTCGTTCTTGTGTCTTTGATGTAAAGAAAGAAGAACTTGTACTTTGTTCTCTAAATAAATTCAAGAATATGGGGGAAGATGCTTTTGATTGGTCTGAAAAGGCTATTCGAGAAAAGTATACTTCTGCTCAAAAAATTTGGATTACCAATAAAATGGACGGTAGTTATCAGCAATTCCGATATATTACTAATTCTGATGGTTCTGGAACAATTTTTGGGTCGGGTTCTCAGGCTATTAGTCTGAATGAATCTTGGAGACTAAAAGAGGGATTTGGTCTTTTGACTGATTCTCAAAAGCAAATGATTAAGGATTATCCTGATTATACTTTTATTTTTGAGTTCATTTCTACTAAAAATGCTATTGTTGTTCATTATACTAAGGAACAAGAGGGAATGTATCTAATTTCTGCTCGTTCTTGTGTTGATGGAACTGAGATGGATTTTGATACTGTTCGTAGTATTGCTACTCTTTATGATAGTAAGATGGTAGAGTATTACGATTCTGAAAATCTGGATTCGCTTCTTGCTCAGGTTGATAACTTTTCTTCTAATGAAAAAGAGGGCTGGGTTATCCGTATGCGAGATGAGAACGATAATGATTTTCGCGTGAAAGTGAAAGTAAACGATTACGTTTTAATGCATCGTGTGATTAGTAAGCAAGTGTCTCCTAATGCAGTAATTGAAGCGCTGGCTTATGACAAGTATGATGATTTCTATTCTAAAGTCCCCGATGCTTTCAAAGATATTGTAAAGGGTTTTTATCTTGAGACTGTAAATTATATTAATACTCGTACTACTGCGGCTATGAATTGGTATTATCAGATGATGGAAGAGCTTAAAGACCAGCTTAAAAATTATCCTGAAAATTATATTAATAAGCTTAAGATGGTATGGATTAGTGAAAATGTGCCTAAGTGTATTGCAAGTGATGTAAGGAACATGGTAAATGAGAAAGAGACTCAATATCTTATTCGTCGTGGTTTTCCTTATCGTCACGCAGAGATTCTTAAACTAAAGAATCAGCATGAAAAGGCTATTAGACAAGCAAAAGAAAGACAAAACAATTTAAAGAAAGAAGAGTGATTACAATGGTTAATGTAAAGATTAAGAAGTTGACCGAGACAGCAAAGATTCCGACAAAGGCTCATGCAGAGGACGCTGCTTTTGACCTGTATGCTGACATTCCCAATGATACTTTTATTCCTTGGGGTAGCACAGAAGGGCGTAATGGTTTGAAGATTCTTCCTCATACCACTGTAAAGGTTGGAACAGGTTTAGCAATGGCAATTCCTAATGGTTATTGGGGTGCTATTTATGCTCGCAGTGGTATTGCAACGAAACAGGGATTGCGTCCTGCTAACGCCGTAGGATGTATTGATTCAAACTACCGTGGCGAAATCATTGTAGCTCTCCATAACGATTCTTCGGAGACTCAGATTATTGAGCATGGGCAGCGAATTGCACAGTTTATGCTTGCACCAGTAATCCTGACAGAGTTTGAAGAGACTGACAATCTTGATGAGACTTCTCGTGGAGCAGAGGGCTTTGGAGATTCTGGCAAATTCTAATCGTATAGACGATAATAAAATTCAGTTTTTATTTTGAGGTAAAAATAAATGACTTTTAATTTTAAGTGTGACAAGTGTGGCACTCGTGTAGGTGTTGACCTCGCTGAGAATTTGCCTGATTTTGAAACTCCTCGATATGAGGAAGATGGGACAATTTTCTTCAAGGATGCTCATATGATTTGTCCTGTTTGTAAGGGTGAGATGAGCTTCGTTTTTGAAGAGAGTGAAGATTAGAATAATAGGGAGGACCAGTAATGGCTACTCCCAATTATAATAAATTACTTTTTTATGATACGGAAACAGTAGGGATTAAACCCCCTTATATTATAAGTTTGGGCTATATCTTATGTGAAAACAATAAAATTGTTAAAAGAGATATAATCAAATGCAATCCAAAATATCACATTTCAGAGGGCGCATCTAAGGTAAATGGATTTACAGATGAGATGGTAAAAGATTGGCCAACTTTTGAGGAAGAGTGGCCTAAGATTGCACCATATTTTGAAAATGCTATACTTGTTCGGCATAACTTACCCTACGATATTGGCAGTATTAAGGCAGAATTTAAACGTTATAACCTGCCTGAACTTCATGGGTATTATGTAGATACTTTACCTATAGCAAGAAAGTATATTCCAAAGCCCGAAGTGCCGAATCATAAGTTAGGAACTCTTTGTGAATATTTTGGTATTAATCTTGAAAATGCGCATACTGCTGACGCAGATATTTATGCAACTATGAAGTTATTTAATAGATTAGTTAGAATTACAAAAGGACAAATGGACGTAAAGGAGTTTTAAAGAATATATGGTAACACTTTATTCTACAGGGTGTCCAAGATGTAAAGTTTTGGAAAAGAAATTAACTCAGAAGAATATTGAATTTGAGTTAAAAACTGATTTTGATGTTAATGCTTTTCTTGAAAAGGGATTTTCTTCTGTGCCACTTTTGGAAGTTGGCGGAGAAATTTTAACTTTTGAAAAGGCAAATCAATGGATTAATAATAATTAAAGGGG